CCAGATTAACTGGACGCTCCAAGATACTCAAAATATCATGCTTCGTTGTGTCATTCAATGCCATCTGTATTGTGGTAGATGGCATTGGTCTGGCATCAGCTGACATTTGAATATCAGTGAGCAACTTTCCTCGAGTAGAATCGACGTTCGTATTTTGGTCGTGGTCATACGAAACAGCACCACTTGAATTGTCTGTATTAGAACTGGCAGTCATGTAATACGATAGGGGTAGATGACTATTCACCCTAAAGTCGGGAGCTGTATCACCAGAGCACAGCAACACTCTTTTGGTGGCAAGGAAATAGCAGGAATTGAAAAGTATCCCGTTTGTATTCTCAACTCAAGATCACATTTCCGGGTCGAGGCCATGGAGTTTACCAAAGAGGAACAAATTCTGTTCGGGCATACAAGTCCCGATTGTACTTGTATGTCTCCATCTGCTCGTAGTAAGTGGGAACATGAATGTTCAGGCCCACCTCTGCGAGTTCCTCCCGTATGCGAGTACTCCAATACTCGTACACTTCTTGCGGATGGAGAGAGAGTTCCATGATCGTTTGTTCGCAGTTTTCAATGGTAGCCGTGCGACGCGCTTTGCCGCGAATCCAATTGGTGATTTCCAAAGTATTCACCAAGTCCATGGGTGCCAAGAAGGTACCGTCCATTTGGATTGCGAACTTCCTTTTCAGAAAGGCAACTTCCTCTAATGGTTTGTAAGGAAGAATCTTTCCAGTTTTGGTCTCATCTGTGTAAGTAAGACCAAAGGAAGCAAGAGCGTCAGTAAGGGTGAGTTGATTAAACCAATCAATGATTTCAACACTAACAGATTTGATATCATCATCACCATAGATGATCTCCGCTACATGCTTTCTGTAATCACATGTTGCTGGAAGACCTTGCTCCTTCTTTAGGAGCATGTATGCTATGCGCATAACGATACCATTGAAAAGGGAGTTTATGATAACGGTGAGAGGGTTCCCAGATGGCTGTGAGTGAGTCTTGCGAATAACTTCACCACGTACCATAATATCCGCATTGCAAATGTGTTCCCACAAAGCAGTGCGAATGAGCTGTGATTCCTCGTCGTCACCATACCAGTCATTTATCTTCTCTACAATCTTTACTAAGACTTGCATGAGAAGAGAGCCATCAAAGTTCGAAAAATCACCAGCAATCATATGGTTCCCCTTAGATTGCAGATGATGTGCCAGTTTCGTCCATTCCAGAGAATAGGGATTGATACCAACGGCAATACCATTGTCAATCCTGTTTCTCATTACATGTGCAGCAAAATCCAAAAAGTACTGTCTCATAGCAATGACGAGATGTTGCGGGCATGCCTCGAATACACGAGTTTTGCCAGCGTCGACCTTTGCAATTGGTCGCTT